ACTTTTCGAGTGTCCTGGAGTTAGGATCGTACGTCAATACAAAAACGATGGCAAGGAGAAATACTACTGTCCAAAACATCTTTTAATAAATACAGAGAAGATTTAGTTCGAGTACAATAAACCACCCATACCATTTTCAATACGGAGGACATTGTAATTTACAGCATAAATGTCATCACCAACATCTTGGTTATCGTTGATGAGACGAGCCGAGTCAAGTCGACTGAAGTTTAGGCTGCCAGTAGGCTGAAGCTTACCGGAATCGAGGCAGAATGGGTAGAAGAACAGAGTCTTGGCTGTTCCTAAAGACGAGTTAGTGGTGTGATAATACGAAGTTACGGTGGAGAAGTTGGGATCGGCAAATTTGTAATCAGCAACATCTGTACCGTTAATTTGGAGCTTGAGCTTATTATTATCGTTAAGGATCGCCATAGCAGAAGCCTTACCAGAAGCCAAATACTTGACGGGGTGGTTGAAGTTGAGCTCCTGGATCTTGGATCCGGAGGAGACCGCCTTCTGGGTTTGGGTGATGAGCATGTTTTGGGGCTGGGAAGCGAACACCTCACGCTCCTGGGTATCGAGATACGCGTAATTGGCGTAGACATCCCACTTGTCATCGGCCGCCGCGGAGCCCCAAGTGATTCGGAGCTCGACATCGTGATACTGGAGAGAAATGAGTGGGAGAGCAGTCTGCCAGTTCTCACAGAAAGCAAAGCGGAGGGGGTACCACCTGTACGAGGTACCACCATTGGCAAGATCAGCGGCAATAGACTTGGAAGCGGTAGTCGCAGAAAGTCGGGGAGCAATGAGGGTGGAGTAAGTAGAATCCTGCTCATCAATCACCTGACCTCCCACAAGGAGCTCAACCTTGGAAATTTTGGTCAACCACTGGGCTTGACTGTAAGCTTGGGTAGCGGTACCATTATTGGGAACGAGGTAGACATATCCGAGCATGTCACCCTTGCGCTCGAAGCGGACGGTGGACATACCACCATTCGCGACATTGCCTTGAATGACCTGACGCTCGACAGTTTGGGAAAAATTTGTATGACGTTTGTAGGTGGAGCGGAAGAAGCTCACCTCGGGCTGACCGACAAGGTGTACATCCTGGGCTCCGACGGCTACGAGTTGGGCAATACCACCAGACATTTTATATTATAGTGAGAGTTTATTTTTAAAAGTTTCACTGGTGTATAAAACGGAGTTTATGTATTTCCATTTGGATCGGTTGGCCATACTACATTACTAGTATCAGCGATTGGTATTATATCATCGTTTGCAGTTATTGTATATGATGATGGTATGTCTCTTAGTGCCTGGCGATATGTTTGCCACTGTTGTTTTATATCATCACTCAAACCATTATCCACACTTTGAGTCCAATCTGATGACGATAGTTTGGAATCTCTTTTCTCGCGGATACGAAACCAAGCACCACCGATCGCAACTTCTTGTCTAGCCGAAAGGGGAATTTGGTCCTGATATTCACCTAAATATGGGTACTCATCGGAGTATGTTTCACCATCTTCTTCGCGAACATAAACATTAGATAGGTGCTGTATAGGTTGCATAGGCTGCATTTACTAGTAGGTGTGATTTTATTCTTTAAGCGTGCATCATAATCCCAAGTTTAATTCTATAATTAGTATTATTGTAAGGGGCTGGGAGCCCCTGTGTGTAAAAACGGACGCGTCTGGTACCTTGGGGGTCGACACGTGTATAGCTAGAATTCTTTACAGTTAGGTTTTGGGGGGCGCCGTTCGCCGACATACCCATCCACCCCATATGGGTGATATTAACGTCCTCACCGTTCGCAAAGCAAAAAACATAATGATACATACCACGCTCGGAGAAGTAGAAATCACCATTGGTATTCGTTGGTGCTTGGTTATAAGCGTTCCATAATCGATACGTTTGGGGGTTTATAGACATCGTGGACATCGACTGGGTCATATTAAAGGAATAAGAACCAACATTAAACCTCGCACTTTCCTGACCGTTATTTATGAATCTCAATTTGTGATTCGTCGAGGTCCCAATCCATGGGTCATTAGAATCACATCCCATGTAAAATGTGCGAGTACCATCACTCGCACGTAACATCTCACCGGAGCTCCCTTGAATGTGAAAGTCGCACGCCGCGTCTGATGTACCAACTCCCACATGACCATCCGACCTGATTGAAAAAGCAGGTGTTTCGTTAACATTACCAAACGATGGCCACACACAAAATGTATTCGTCGCGTTATTGTAATAGCCCATACCGGTTACTGTGTTACCTGAGCGTATGAATGACGCGTGACATTTGGTTCCAGCACTAGCAGCTCTGACGAGTTGTAACATTCCATAATCACCAGTATCAGCGGCATTATCCCCTATATGAACTGTTGGTTTAGCACCTGGGTCTGTGCTGCTGGCCCTTACATCTAATAGACCTGCTGGTGCCGCCACCCCTATACCGACGTTGCCGTCACGGTATATGGTTAATGCGTGATTACCCGTGTCAACATCATTCGTATCGTCAGCGTTGTCCATACAGAATATAAGATCACCACGGCCGTTGGTCGCCGCTCTTTTGAAAAATATACCAGCCTTGCTGAGACCCGTCCCCTCGCCCGAAGCTTGGGCGACACCAAATTTGAGTGTCGCCTGTCCCGTACCAGAGTTCGCATTTTCTATCAAGAGACCGTGGGGATCATTGCCACCATCTTTGTAAATATGCGCGATATCTTGTGGACTCGTCGTCCCGATCCCGACTTGGTTATTTCTTTTAATTACAGTTGGTGCGGGGAATGCGGATGCGCTATTCACACCAATGGTACGGCCACCATACTGCTCATCCGCAGCCGGCTCGGGACCCAGAGCTGCTTGAATAGTCTTAACGCGAACGCGGTAAGTGATGTCGTTGCCCGCAGAAGTAAGGGTTTCGTTGAACCATACGTACAATCTATCGTTTTTTTCTGTATAGTAGAAGTTATATACTTTATGCGAAGATACGTCAGCGGTTGACAATACTGGTATCGCACCCCATGTTCTGGTTATATAAAAACGTTGATTACTTCCGTGACTATGACCGTTATCATCGATTTCTATTTCCATTCCTTCTGAATAGGAGACACCTATAAAATATTTACTTGTGTTACCAGTTGGATTGAAAGTATAAGTTTTCTTATTGACAAAACCCAAATTGAAACAATCCCCGGGGAATGTTGTAATGTTGGTCATCGTGCAACTTGTTATTATAACTCCACAATTTTTTTAGCAGTCTGGGACGCTCCTAAAAAAAGGTTATAGAAAGTTTTATAAAATGATTAGTATCCAAACGCCCCACTACCCGCACTTGTTCCACTGTTTGTGATAGTCGAAAGCTGTCCTGCTGTTTCATGGGACAGGTATTCAACAAAGATGTTGAAACGAACCACACCTGAACATGCGTTAGCTGGTTTGATTGTCACAGTTGTTCCTGTGAGGGATGTTGCTATTGTTGAGTCCCATGGTGTATTCATTGTACTGGTACTAATGACACTCACTTGTCCTAGAGCTGGGACATATGCGGAGTTGCTCCCACCCCCAAGTTTACCACCAATAACATCAAATATCATTGTACTAATTTCATCATCTGATTCGATCAACATCGCTGTAACTTTAGCATGGAAGGGGTGGTTTGTAAAATCGAGAATATAGGTTGAATTTGCTACACTCGCACCACTACCCAAATCAGCCGAATAGGAGTATGTCTTTTTCCCAACACCCCCAGTATTGGTGATGAGACCCCCAGTGACGTAGGCACGTTCCCCGACGTACACATCCTTAGCAATACCGACACCACCAGCTGCCTTGAGAGCACCTGTAGTTGATGATGTCGCCTCCGTTGCATTTGTTAGGGTCACCACACCATCTAGGGTGGCGGCGGCACCGAATAGGGCACCTGATACACCTACACCACCTGCTACAATTAGGGCACCCGCGGTTTTGCCATCGGAGGCGGTAGTACCATGCACCTTGGAAACACCCCCAATATGTAAGTTTTCTTGTGTACTTATACCACCAGTAACCTTGAGGGCACCTGTTGTAGCCGAAGTTGAAGTAGTATCGTCAGTTAGGGTCACCACACCCGACGCGTTTAGGGTAGTCATAGCCGCTGCATTAGACCCAGCTAGAGTACCATATACATTGGTCCCCGAGATGGTAGCACCCTTCACCATACCAGAGGCTGTTAGGGTAGTCACAGCCGCTGCATTAGATCCAGCTAGAGTACCGTATACATTGGTACCCGAGATGGTAGCACCCTTTACCATACCGGAGGCGGTTAGGGTAGTCACAGCTGCTGTATTAGCTCCGGCTAGGGTACCATATACATTGGTCCCCGAGATGGTAGCACCCTTCACCATAGCAGAGGCTGTTAGGGTAGTCACAGCTGCTGTATTAGCCCCAGCCAGAGTACCATATACATTGGTCCCTGAAATAGTAGCACCCTTTACCATAGCAGAGGCAGTAACACTAGTCGCCGTGACATCTTCGAAACTGGCATGTTGACCAACAATCTTTTTCGCAATACCCATACCACCCGCAACAATGAGTGCACCTGTTGTTGTTGTAGTGGCATCGGTTGTAGAACTTACGTATGCATTACCCACCACATGAAGCTTAGCTTCCGGTGATGCAGTATTAACACCAATACTTGTTTCTGAGACGTCTACGTATAAAACATTAGATCCAACCTTGAGATCACCAGCACCTGTAACTCTGGCTTTTTCACTGTTATTTATATTTAAACGAATATGCTGACCCGCCTTCGCATTAACATGTGTAGTACCACCCTCAGTTTGTTTAAGTGCATAATTTCCTGAGGTGTTATTGTCAACATGTGCAAAAGAAGCATGATTAGTTTCACCTGCAAAACCTACCGCGGCTCTTCCCATATAGGATGTTAAATCTAGATCATAACCCGCAAAAATATTACTACTGTGTACATTTCCAGCTACACCCAAACCACCAGAAACCTTGAGAGCACCAGTGGTTTTAGACGAGGCATCTGTTGTATCTAGAATGACTACACTATTGGAGACGACGTCTTCCACGAAGACATTTTTACCATGAATATTTTTAGCAACGCCTAGACCACCAGTGACAATTAGAGCACCAGTGGTTTTAGAAGTAGCGTCTGTGGCTGATATTACCTTAGCAACCGCACCAACGTTCAAGTTTTCTTGGGTACTGATACCACCCACAACCTTAAGGGCACCAGTAGTTGCTGAGTCTGAAGTTGTGTTATCTGTAATAGTAACACTATCAGCCTCAACATTTTCAAGATTAGCGTCGGCACCATATAAAGCACCTGAAATACCTACACCACCTGCAACAACAACAGTACCAGTGGTTTTAGATGCTGACGCAGTTGTACCCAACGCATGGAGGTTTGTGGTATTAACATTTGAAGCGACACCTATACCACCCGCAACGATGAGAGCACCATTTGTTCTTAATTTGGATTCGGTTGTATCTGTGATATTGACATCACCAGCAACTTGAAGCTTTGAAGTTGGATCCGCCTCTGCGATACCAATATTTCCATTTGATTTAAAAACCATATAATTATCCCCATTTATGGCATCATTTTGATCTTGGTGTGCAATTTTTAAAGAATCCGTGTTGGCATTGTGAGCTATTCTCCAACCATACCGTGTTGATTCGGTTAATTTAATACCAGATTCGGTTACGGGAGAACCACCAGATCCGGATCTAAGACGTATGAACGCATCATGGTCACCACTTACTGCTGCTATATCTAAAAGTTCACTCGGAGTCTTAGTTCCAATTCCCACATTCGAAGTCAATGTATTTACAAATAGATTTGCAGTACCAACTTCAAGATTTGATGATATGTGTGCGTTTGAACCAACATTTAGATTTTTTTGAGTACTGATACCACCAGCAACCTTTAGGGCACCAGTAGTTGCATTGGTCGAAGTCGTAGTGTCTAGAATGACTACACTATTGGATACAACGTCTTCTACGAAGACATTTTTACCGTGAATATTTTTAGCAACACCTAGACCACCAGTGACAATTAAGGCACCAGTGGTTTTAGAAGTAGCATCCGTGGCTGAGATTACCTTAGCGACAGCCCCAACATTCAAGTTTTCTTGGGTACTTATACCACCCACAACCTTAAGGGCACCTGATGTAGCTGTGGTTGAAGTTGTTGTATCTAGAATGACTACACTATTGGAGACGACATCCTCAACGAAGACATTCTTACCATGAATATCTTCACTGACCCCAATACCACCAG